GCATATCGTGCATACTACATAGGCGAGAAGTCTGAGTTTGCAGTCTGGAACTACAGCGACACACCAACGTGGTGGAAGGAGACAGTATAATGAATATAGAAACAAGACAAAAGATGCTGGAGCATACCAACAAACTGAGAGATATAATAGCAACACTCTTTGACTGTCAAGATATCTGGATGTCCGATGTTAAAGCATTAGATGCTATGGTTGATGACTTCAAACAAGAGTTTAACCTTGTTAATAAACAAGGAGAATACTCATACTACAGCACACTAATTCTAGGGGATGACGATGACAAGGAATAAGTTTGATGATGCGTATGTAATTGGATACCACAATGCCTATCATGGTATTGGGTACATCAATGAGTACAACAAGGACAAGCAGCCTCAGTACCACATCAAGTACAAGCATGGGTTTGAGGATGGAAACAAGATGAGAAACAAGGAGAAGTGGAATGAGTTTGGGATACACTAGATGTCCATACTGTAACTCAGGTGAAGCTGAGAGACTGTATGCAGTAGACCACAAGGTTGAATGTTACTGTCATAACTGCTATGCTGAATGGACTACTGAGCCTGATGTAGTACAAGATACACCTTATGAAACCTTTATGTTACAGAACTATGGTGAGGTAGTATGACGTTGTTAATCATAGGATGGATAGTAGCTATGTGGTTGATAGTACTATTCGGTAGTGTTACTGATAACCATGATGGTGTAGTAGGACTACAATTTGTAGCCATGTTAGCAGGTGTACTGGTGATAGGTGTAGCAGGTATGTTTAGTATACTCTAGTATACCTTAGTAATAATATAGTTAGTTTCAAAGGGGGTACTGGCATGGATGTAACTTTAGAAACAACCAGCGATGGCTTTGCTGTCACAGACCAAGAACTAATTGACCACCAATTAGAATTAGAAACAGACATGATAACAGGAGGGATTACTCGCTTTCGTAAAGAGAGAGACAAGTCCATAGAGGCTGGCAAGGAAGCACGTACTGCACATGGCAGGGCTATCATAGCTAGGCTAGTGGCTGATGTATGTAATGGTATAACTGAGTGGTTGTCCAACCCAACAAACACATCAAGAGATATAGCATGGAAGCGTATCAATCACATGGATGCAGAGCAGGTAGCATACCTATCACTGGTCACACTGATTGATGGTCTCAGTAGAAAGAACACACTGCTGTTCATAGCTAGGTCTATTGGTGGGTCAATAGAAATACAAGACAGACTAGACAGATGGATAGCTGATGATGGTGACATAGCTAAGAACACAATCAAGGAAGCAATGAAGAAAGCCTATGGTGCTAGACGCTATGGCCTTACCCACAAGATGAACAAGGATGGACAGGATACAGCATGGGATAAGTCAGAACGTGTACACGTAGGCTTCAAGATGGTGGACATCATTATCAGAGAGACAGGCATCGTCAAGCTACACACTCAGCAGTCTGAGAGAAAGCGCAAGACTACCTACGTTATACCTGAACAAGAGACAAAGGAATGGATTGCTGCTTTCAATAGCTACATGGAGACAGCCAGACCTAGATACTTACCATGTGTTATACCACCTAAGAACTGGACAGATGTTACAGGTGGTGGGTATCATGGGCATGAGATAGATAAGCTACCAATAGTGAGGCGCAGATGAGTTTGAGAAAACACTTGAATAGATTAAGAGACTGTGATATAACAGAGGAATACCAGTGTCTCAATACACTGCAACAAACTGAGTGGCGTATCAACACAAAGGTACTTGAAGTGGTACGTCAGTTGTGGTCTAATGGTGCAGAGATTGGTAAGCTGCCACCAAGAGATGACTTACCTCTACCACCCTACCCATTTGATAATAAGAAAGAAGAATTGACTGAGGATGAGAAGGTAGCGTTTCGTAATTGGTCACGCAAGCGAAGCCATATCTACTCCGAAAACAATCGCAGTGTGAGCAAGCGTATACAAGTAGAGCGTACCCTACAGATTGCTGAACAGTACAGCAGGTATGATAGGTTCTACTATGTGTGGCAGAATGACTTTAGGTCACGCAAGTATGCAGGTAGTACGTTCCTCTCACCTCAGTCAGCCGATTGGAGCAAGTCACTGCTAGAGTTTAGCTACGCACTACCCATCAACAGTTGGGATGACGCACGTTGGTTGTGTATTCATGGTGCTAACCTGTTTGGTAATGACAAGGTAACACTGGATGAGCGTGAGCGTTGGGCTTGGGACTACGCTGAGATGTGGGTACACAGGATAGTATCCAACCCATACGATTGTCTGGTCTGGACTGAGGCAGATAAACCTTTCCAGTTTCTAGGCTGGTGCTATGAGATGGCTGGACTACTGAAGCATGGCTGGGGATACGAGACACGCTTCCCTGTATCTGCTGATGGTAGTTGCAATGGACTTCAGCATCTCTCTGCTATCCTACGTGATGAGCGTGGTGGTCTGGCTACCAACCTGATACCAGCTGAATTACCTCAGGATATATACACGCAGGTAGCTGAACAGGCAAAGGCCACGATGCAGAAGGATGATAACCCTCTTGCTAAACTGTGCCTTGAGTTTGGTATTGACAGGAAACTAGCCAAGCGTCCTGTTATGATTGTACCCTACTCAGGTACACGTCATGCCTGTAGGCAGTACATAGTTGAGGCAATGCAAGATAAGATTAAGGAAGGTACACCCAACCCATTTGGTGATGACTTGTTTGAGGCTAGTGCCTTCATATCCAAACACATCTGGTCATCCATTGAGGATGTGATTACATCAGCAAGGAAGGTAATGGATTATGTTAAGGATGTGGCTGATGTGTATGCACAGCACAACAAGCACATGGAATGGGTAACACCTACTGGATGGCTGGTGTTGCAACAGTACCATGACTTAGAGAAGAAGAGAATAAAGACACACATCAATGGTAACACTGTGTCACTATCTTTTCCAAAGGAGATTGAGAACAAGGTAAACAAACAGAGAACTGGATTAGGTAGTAGCCCTAACTTTATTCACTCGTTAGATGCTGCTGCTATGACCAAGACTATTAACAGATGTGCTGAACAAAACATCGAGGACTTCGCAATGGTGCATGACAGTTATGGTACACACTCACCACTCATGCCTAAGATGTCTGAGATACTGAGGGAAGAGTTTGTTAATATGTACGAGGAGCATGATGTCTTGACAGAGTTGAGAGACCATGCTATAAAAACTATAGGTACAGAGGATATACCTCTGCCACCTAGTAAAGGTAACTTGGACTTACGCAATGTACTTAAGTCAGATTATTTCTTTGCATAATTCTAAAGTTACATCTATGCCATACGTAAAATTTTATGGAGAAAATACATGGTTATATTAAAAGGCAAAGCAACTTGGGCGAAGGTGTTTCAACCAGATACTAAGTTTAATCCTGAAGGAGTGTACTCAATTAATGTGTCCATCCCTGAAGAAGAAGCAGCACAAGTGTGTGAACAGTTTGATACAATACTCAGCAAGTATTCAGCCAAGCTAGTCAAGGAGAAGCCACAACTAAAAGCTTCCCTGTCCACACGTACCCCATACGAAACTGAGTATGATGAAGAGGGTAATCCAACTGGTGATATTCTCTTCAAGGTTAAGATGAAAGCTGGTGGTACTACACGTGATGGTAAGTCCTTCACACAAAAGCCAATGGTTGTTGATGCAAAGCGTACACCACTGGACAAGTCCACCCTGATTGGTAATGGTTCTATTGTAAAGGTTGCACTAGATGCCTCGCCATACTATATGCCATCAAACAAACAAGCAGGTGTTAGCCTACGCTTGAAGGGTGTGCAGGTGATTGACCTTGTTGAATATCAGGGTGCATCAAATCTCTTTGAGGAAGAGGATGGGTTTGTTACTCAGGCAGTAGCAAAGGATGATGCCTCTGATATCTTTGGTGATACTGCTGATGCCGAAGGGGACTTTTGAGGAGAGGGTCATTGATGACCTGAACGTGCGTGATGTTCCATATATGTATGAGCCAGAGAAGTTGGCCTACTATGTGGAGCGTCACTACGTACCTGACTTAAAGCTTGGCACTATGTACGTAGAGTTGAAGGGATACTTTAGACAGGATGCACAACGAAAGATGAAGGCTGTCAAGGCACAGCATCCAGAGTTGGACATCAGGTTTGTATTTCAGAAAGCAGACGCTACTATACAGGGTGCTAAGAAAAGAAAGGATGGGTCAAAGATGACCTGCGCTGAGTGGGCAGAGCGTAATGGCTTTGTCTATAGTGAAGGAACTATACCTGAGGAATGGTTATGAGTATCGTAGATATTACAGAAGAGATTGTATCTGAGATTGATGTCCAAGCTGAGTTCAATAAGGATGGTCTGCGTATCTCTGTCTATGTAGATGAGGCAGAGGTAGTTGAACACGTAG